TTACCAAAGTTATTCCCTCGAACGCGATTTTTCTTATTAGATTGTGTGGCTCTTATAGTATAGCATGAAGCACACTAAATGGAAAGTGGATTCTGTAGCTAGTTCCTAGGCTGCAAGCATCTTAGCACGCTTTGCCATATCATCATAAATCACCTTGGTTCCGTCTTCCAAATATACGACAATGCTCATGTAGTTGTACGGACAATAATCCCGAGCTTCTTTTGATAGCCGCGGATATACCGATTTGAAATTATTGAAAATATCTTTCCATGTCACTTTACGCTTTACATTCACGGTGCACCTCCTGTCATTGGATACAATGCTCCAACTGGATATCCATAATACGGAGCTCCGGCGCCTGAATAAAAATCCCTAGGGATGGTATAACCGAACATTACATCCTCAAAAGATTGATATGGTGGATTATCGACCCACAGCCATCCTTGTGACATGAGCATTTCTCTCTTAAACATCACATACGCATCTTTCGGAATATCTTTATTCACTTGCAGGTGATACGGAAAATGTTCGCACAACCAATCCTCGACTAATTTCTTGTCATCTGTCATAAAATCACCGCTTTCTTGCTTCTGGTCAAAAACCCGCTTTTATTCGCCTATTACTATATATTTTTAAACTTTTTATCATAATAGTTTAGTATTAAAAGTGGGAAAGTGGGCAGAAAGCCCGCAAACCCGCATAAATACTGGGTTTTTACTGGTCAAATCCTAGTTTTTGAAAGTGGGCAAAACCGGGCAAATGACCAGAAATTTGACCAAAATTCATAAATTTTCTCCAAATTAACACTGATTTATAAGTTCTGGTCAAAAATATCCGGGCTTTGGTCAAATCCTAAAACCCAAAAGTGGGCAGAAAAATGACCTGTTACTACAAAGATTTTTAACCTAGATTAGCTTAAATCGGTCAGAAATTTCGTCTCTGATAAGGCAAATTGTGCTTCACGGCAGGCATATAATTGTACGTAGACATCTTAGAATCTGGCACTCGCTTTACAGATTTATGCTTCCGACCGGTGCGAATTTTACGAGTCTTTTCCTCAGAACCATACATTCGTCCGAAGGCCTCGCTCAAAGCTTTAGCCAATTTTTCCATCGGCTCCAAAACTTTGTTCCACGCTTCCGCCAAAGTTTCACACGCTTTCTGTAATTCTTCCATGGTCATCATAAACTCTCCTTTACGTCATAAATACGGTTTAATGATACTTTCGTAATTTTTCCTCCCTTTTGAACCATTGCGTAGTCTCCGCTCCAAAATCCAGTTCCGATCTGCAATAATTCATAAGTATCAGTATTTAATTTACATCTACTGCAATCGTCAACCACGTTGAACATTTCCTGAGTAGATACACAAGCAGAACAGGTTGAGTAATCTGGTCTTACTTTACAGATTTTCATCTCACCTACCTCCAAACCTTTCCTGTTCTCTTATCTTTAAGTACAACTCGACCCTCGATATGGAAATCCGCCAATTCACAAAGCGAAAACAGCATGTTCAATAACTGATGAAACCTAACATCGTCCTTGTCCTGTTCCTGCTCCACATTCTTGATCGCGTTGTAAGCTGTCGGGTCGTTGTAACCCTCTGCGTTTTTTCTGTCATCCTTAGCTGTCATCTCTACCTCCCCATCTCATGGAATCGTCCATCCACATTGCAGCATTCATAACAGACAGAACAATATATCCACCCAAAATAAGAATAACTGCCAAAGTGATAATTCCTAAAATTAAATATCCCATTTACTTACCCTCCACTTCTTCTAATCGCACACCGCCGTACACCCAAAGATCTTCTTTGAGTTTGTCCATATCCAACTCATCGTTTTGCCACTTTTCATAATATTCGAGAACATGCTCTGTAAACTCCGGAATCCGCTTTGCATATGACTTCGGCCAATAATGATCCATCAGCACTTCAAGCGGCAGAGTAAGCAGAAGAATCATCGCCTGATTGATAGCATCATTCGTAGCCTCCTGCTTAACTCTATCCAGTTCACCAGATATCTTTTCTCGAACCAGGGCATCTAACTGGGCTCTTGTCAGATTATATGTAGCGGTCTTAGTTTTCTGCTCGCACTTCTGTGCTCTTCTCCTTTCAGCCCGGCTCATATAGCCGCCTCCTTAATTCATAATGCAATTTTCTCTTGATACAAATAATAAAATGCCAAACATCAAGGTAAATAAAAAGAACGTTGCATCCCATTCAATCGGGATTGTCAACGCTCCAAGTACAATGAATATGATTCCGTATATCTTATTCTTAATTAAGTCCCTTCTCAACATTGTCTTTCTCCTCTTTTGACTTTGCGATGCCACCTGCTACATCATCCATTTTTATCATTACTCCGGCTTCTCTGAACCGTCCGTATGCTCTGGCTGTAGCACAGTGCTCAATACACTTCATAACCCGGTCAACCAGTGTATAGAGGCATATATAGCCGATAAGAAACATGATAATAATCTGAATAACTGTAAAATGCATAAATTTAATCCTCCATCTTTTCAAATAATAAAATGCCCATCATTATGTAAATGTCACAAATCAATACACTCTCGTTTCTGATAAAAGACAGTATGGAACCACATATCGTGACAATTAAGATGCATAAAATGTATTTACGCCATTTTTTCATTAGTACCTCCAGTAATCAATTCCGAATACGGAAGATCTTCAATCCATTTGCAGAAACTCCGCCACTCGTCAAGCTTGTGATCCTTACGGGATTTATAGATGTTTGCCAATACTTCATAGTTCATCATGACATTACGTGTCTGGTTATAGCTGCTTGGAAGAAGCTGAATCATCTGCCACCATACTTGTTTGTCCTTTGGAGCATAATGCTCGCCTTTGTAGTCTCCGCCATTCAAATATAACTTTCTATCCAGATTCAAAATATCAATGATATCCCATAACGAACTGGTTCCAATACGATTAAGATGCTCACAGCTAAAATCGTCCAGCGTAAACTCCTTAGCTGCGATCTTATGCATGGTACTGCAACTATTAGCGACCGTTCCGACTTTGTAAGTATCAAATTCTTTCCACCAATATAACGGTGCTGTGATTCTCACGTACACCGGCAACATTCTCATAAATTTTCTATGATCTGTACCAGCGTTAGCTAAGCGTTGCATGAGTGAGTGATCATTCTCACCAAGATCAAACCCGACAATATCGTATCCAGCGGTTACGTATTCACTATCGCTCTTTCCCCAAGAGTTCATAGGATTACGCATCCCTTCAATAATAAATTTCATCTGTTCCGGACTTGCCATAACCACATGCTCTAATTTAATACTCATTCGCAATACCCTCCCAGTTCGATATTTACAAGTTTTTCAGCTTCGATTTCCAAAATATTTACTTCGATATCTGATACATTCTCAACGATGGTCATCTGCCTTCTTGCAATTTCTTTTTCGTAAAGTTCTTTAATTATTAGATCTTTAGCTGCTTCTGCTACGTCTTTTTCCGTATAGATACCAAATATATTTTCTATATGTCCATATCCATCGTAATAGGTATTTCCATGAACCACATATAAAATCATCTTGTTCTCCTTTCAAAATATCCAGATCCCCACCAATCTGGATTATTATGCCCCTGTGTTCGGCATAGCCCACATTTTCAATTACTCTTCTTCCTTCTCATAAGGAATCTGGATCACATCCCCGCCAGGAACTGTAACTGACTGCATAAGCTGACCGGTTTCTTCATCGAAGTAAATGTTATCCATAGCGTGATCCCACTCTTCGAACTGCTCAGCAATGTTTCTGCCTTTCTCTTTTCGCATGTTAATAAGTTCGTCATGAACCACACGTCTCCAGGATCTCGCAATTTCCATACGGCTCTGAGCAAGGATGTTGTACAGACCATTCTCAGTCACAAAGTTGACGGAACGTCTCTGGCCTGCTACTACTAAAGGTAGTTTCAGCTTCTCATCCTCTTCGCACATTTCGAGCATTCTCCACTCGTTACCGCTACTGTAGCCGATAGCATGACTAATATCTTTTGCCTTGAACAGCGGAGCATCCAGGTCTCCGTATACATTGAGGCGTTTCCCTCCAAATGAAATACTTCCGGCAATTTTAATCTCTTTACTCATCTCTGTTTGTTCCTTTCTCTTTGTAATTTAACATCAATAGCCTTCTGCAACTCTTCTGGTGTAATATTAAAAATGGACTTAAGGAATTCCAGGCAAATATAAGCATCCGCCATCTCTTCCAAAAGTCCAATTCTATTATCATACCCACGAATCTGTTTACTGATTGCCTGTGTAAGTTCCGCAAACTCTTCCATGGCAATCGTACACTTTAATTTCCATGGCTGACTCTCAACACTTCTTCTGATAATTCTCCGCCGCTCTTTATCCGATAGCCCAATATTGCTGTTCATAGCCTGGATAAATCTATTTCGATTCATTGGTGCCATCACCGCCTTTTTATTACATTGGTTGTAAAACCAGCAGCACGTAATCTTGCATCCATATCAAGAATGTCATCAACATAAATACGTTCTTGTTTACCCATACAACGCCTTCTTTTTAATTCATCGAATGTAACGGTATCACCATCGCCAAGAAGTGCTTTTAGATTCGTAGCAAATGACCTACCCACTCTTCTGCCAATTGGAAAATCAATAGGTTCATCTCTCAAATACTTCTTTTGCCAATCATACAATTCAAATCCAAACGCTTCTTTAATTCTATTAAAATCGCTAGATAATAAATCATCCCATTGAACTTTCATTTTTCTTTTTACATATTCAGCCTCATCAATCTCAGCAAAGCCGTTCGGAGCTTCTTTAAAATATCTATTAATTGCTACCTTGTCCATGGACGGAGTGATTACGTATAGAATTCCGACGGTATCATAATCACCTTTCGCCGGATCTACAAGGAAATCCTCCGTATAAATCTTAAAGGCTCTATCAGCCGGCATATAAGGCATAGTAATCGGATACAGTTCGTCCATAACAGTATCAATCAGTCCACTGTGATATGGAGCATCCGGACAGTTGATGTTCACGCCATGATAGCGATCAACGTCTCTGTACTTAACCGTGCCATCAGCATACACGTACTTAAACAAGGAAGACATGCGTTTGCACTGATAGTTACGCTCTTCTCCCTTCAGACCACTCATATCAGAAATATCACTCCATACCTCGTCAGTATCCTCAATTGGAAGAAGTGGCTTGTTGTTGATCAGACGGTTCAGAATAGCCTTAGTCAGACCAATACTGAAACCAGAATGACCGTCCTCACACAGAGAGCCAAAGGCCTTCAATGCGCTCTCATAGCAAGCACAACCATAATCCCACTCCCCGTCTTTTCTGTCTGGCTTCTCTCGACGGCAAGCAATGGCAACCTCGTTTTCAGCCCAACGCTCCATGTTTGATTTTTCACGGCAGGAACCGATAGAGCGGTTGCGATCATCTATGTACTCATTTGCAAATATCTTTCTGCAATTTCCACCAAATGCTTCCACAATTTCCGGAAGGTTATCATTTACAGCATCGAAGATCAGTCCGTACTTTTTACACCACTCTACGGCATCTTGTGTCTGCTCTTCATTTCTGGATGTCCAGAGAATCATCTTTTCTCCGTTAGTCTGTCTCTTTTTCAGATACTCGATGAGCTCCTCGTTTGGCATACCGATCTCCGGCCACTTGTTTTCGCATAAAGTTCCATCAAAATCTACTGCAATAATGTTCTGTTTCATTTCTTTTTCTCCTTTCAGTTTTCAATCCATTCGTTATCGATATAGTAAAAACCAAATACGCATAGTCCGATAACAATTATCCAAATCACCCAGAATAACCATAGTTCCCAATCGCTTTCCAAATAATCAACAGTTTCTTCAATGGTGCTGTTTTCATAAAATGAAGAATTATCAGATATGGTTTTATCCCGTAATTCAGTAAATATGGTTCCTATATATTCCGTATCAACTCCATAATACTTATGCCGGACATGACTTGATTCTTTTATAGTGTCAATATGTTCGGTACTTGGAAACTCTACTTTGTTCGATGGGAAGATGTGTCCTAAAAATGTAATTTCCGAACATCTTTGTTCTTCGCTTCCCGCATAGTCCCAAGACCAATAAGTTTCAGTTTTGGTATGTGTCTTTCCTTTAGAATCGGTTGTAGTGACGGTTCGTGTATGCATATTGTAATGTTCCTCTATTTTTTCTATATACATATACTCCCCGTTAATTTCTGGATATGAAACAGTATCCACAGCCTTCAAATCTCCATAAACGAACGCATAACCGACGTTGGTTATCATCCCATATTCAAACAGCTCAGAGCTTTCGATTTTAATAGCTTTATTGTACTTTTCGTTCCGATCCAGAATATAGTTTGAAATTCTCCCAGAAATCACAAAACCAATAAGAAGCATCATACTGCTGCGTTTCATATCCCAAAATATTTAAAAAGAATCGAGTAGGAAATTTTCTAACATAGCGATTGTATTCTTTAATCTGCTTGTTATAATTTTCTCTATATTCGGCGATTAAATTTTCAGTAATGGACAATTCATTCATCAGTTCCTTGTAATTTTCATTGGATTTTAATTCTGGATATGCCTCTGTAACAGCCGTTATTGCAGTGGTTACATTTTCAAGGTTGGTTGTTTTCCCTCGACCTTCTACAATAGCCGTAAGAGTTTCTGCCTCATGCTTATCGTACTGCTTAACACAATCAGCCAGATTATATACAAGATCGACTCTCCTTTTTTCCTGTACCTTGATGTCAGAATCAGCCGTATTGACCTGCTCCTCCATTGCAAATGCTTTGTTTTGTGCTCCTTGAATTCCAAAAATACACATAAAAATAACCGCTATAATTCCAGCGGCCACGATAAGTACCAGTTTCCAATTTTCTTTAATTGCTTTCATATTCTACTCATCCTCCTTAATAATCCCGATAAATTCCACTCGCTCTTCTGCCAGACTTACGAAATACCTTTTTCCCTTATAATCGACGATGTCACCCTCGTACTTATAATTCTTGTCCGGCTCCGAAGCATACGCTAAGATGTTTATTTTTGTCGTTCTATTCATAGCTCCTCCAAATATCAAGCTCCAGGTTGCATGGCTGATTGATCCGCATACTGCAATGCCTGAAGTTTTTTCTTCATATTGTCTAAAATATACTCGACTGTGATTTTCGTTGTCTGCGCCAGTTTTATATACTTAGAATGTTCCTCGTACCACTTGAATATCTCATAGAGATTTCCACTCTGCCAACTGAATGACCACCAATCGCAAATCATCTCGATGATGTAATCGTATGGCATTTCCAAAACGGTCTCCAGTTCGCCATCTTCCATATCATCATGAATAAGAATCCAGTGCTGCCAATGATGAGGATTTCTGTGAATATGAAGTAACCATGCTCGCTGATATCGCTGTACAACCTCATAAGAGCGATTATTTCCATAGAAATATGCATCGTATGCCTCATACTCATCCGGTTCGTTTTTAGACTGATCATGAGCAAATTCTGTATTCCACCCGGCGGTTAGGGTGTTTGTCATAAGTCCCGGTAAATTTTTAGAAAGCCAGTCGAACCCCCTTTTCACATTAGCTCGATGCCTAGCTAAATATTGATCGTATTGAAAACTCACTTTTGACCCTCCTTCTTTTTCTTTGTTACCAGCTTTTCATAAAGTTCTCTCGCTTCATCTCCCTGGAAAGCATTGATAATCTCGACAGACTGATTCATTCGTTTTCTTCCTACAACCATTACTCCAGTGTCATTTTTGTTTGAAAAATCAACACTAACTAAAATACTATCTACCATTTTCAGCCTCCTTCCAGTAAATAGGTTTATCCGAATTTGCGTTCATCGGTTCTGCCAAACAGTCATTACAAGGATCAAATTTTTCTTCGAGATCCTTATGTTCGCAGGTTTTGCAATAGGTTTTGAAATCAACCTCTTTGTAAATATTTTCCATTGGACACCTCACATGTAATATCTTAACAAAATTGCATATAATCTTTGTTGATAGTCACACTCTATTAGCAGACTGTAAAAATCTTCCGCAGACATACTTTTCAACTTGATAGATAAAATTTTTAAAAATATCCACAGATTATAAATCATTGTCTCCACTTAACAAACCTCGTTTCATTAAATGTTTTCTTGTCCTTCAATGCTTTACTGATGGCAAGATCAATACCAGACCTGGATTTCAAATGGTAGTAATACAGATCCGTATATGGTGTATTCATCCTGTCTATTCGGCCAGCAGACTGTGCCATGATCTTATACGAATAATTCTGAGAATAGAATATAATCGTGTCCGTCGTAATACAGTTCCATCCTTCAGCCCCGGCATTGTACTGAACTAAATATACCCATGTATCGCTAGTCGGCACTGGCTGATGTTTGTGGCCGTTCCACTCTCCAACTTCGTATCCAGAAAATATCTCTTTCAGAAGTTCAAGCTCGTAATCAAAATTGTAGAATATAATCGCTTTCGGATGCTTCTCCACAATTTCGAGTAAAGCTATTTGTCTGGACTGATCTGTATTTACAATTTTTCTCCACACATAGCACAGACCGGCAGCATTGATAATTGGTTCTTTTTTAAACGGGTCCCATCTGGTTTTTCCGACATCTTTATACATTTCGATATTGTACTTGACATAAATATCCTCATGGTGCGAAACTGTCTGGCGCTTAAAATCCATATTCACCAAGATTTTGTTTCGCAATCGAATCAATCTACCAGTATTCAAATATCGGTCAACTTTAGGAAATTTGCTGAAGCGACTATAGACTATATGCTCTCTTGTAAATTCGCTTCGGTTTTTATAAAATCCGTTAGCCACAAACACCGGAATATAATCCTGCCACGTATCACCAGGAGTTGCGGATAGTAATATCCACTCATTTACCTTGGCGATTTTCAAAAATGCTTTAACCCATGTTCCAGAGCCTATGACACGCTGCTCATCGAATATAAAGAAAGCATCTTTGACATCTGCATACTTCTTGATGTTGTTCCAGGAATCAATCACAACCTTATTGGTATATAAATTTTCTTTCTTATCTGTTGATAATAGAAATGGCGAGAGTTCTTCTTCCCATTCAAAGGTATCTCGTTTCCTAGCAGTTGTGATTATGTACAAATCCTTAATATTCACATCGTCCATAGGAACATATTCGTTTGTTCCGAGCTCACCACCATTTCGAACATAATAGTAGGCTAGTGAGGTTCTTGATTTCCCACTACCAACACCACCACAAAGTATGCAGCCGTTTTGCATTCGTCGTACAGCCTCTTCCTGATAGTCCCGTAATTCTACCCCGGCCATCACACACCTTTGGCGACGAATCCATCTTCAATCTCGAACTCACATCCTTCTCCTTCGAGATCAGCTTTAGGACCATATAATAGCATCCATGTGGCGATCGTTTCGTCATCACAATTTTGGGAATGGTAAAATTCAAAAATATAATCCAATACCTTTTTGGTAATAGATATCTTCCGGCAATCGTATTGAATCTTTTCGATATTAGAAATTCCCATGATTTTAGCAGCGTTATCATACAACTCGGTTATTCCGCATACACACTGCTCTTTCGGAATAGAATATCTTTTTTTCATTCGTCATCACCCTTTCCAAATATTTTGTTCATTTGATTTATCATTCGTCTCGTACTCCATACATCTGAGAAATACATAGGCGTGTACCAATAATTTTCAGATGAATCATCCGTAGACATTGGGTCAGTTATCGAATTGCCTATTTTTATAAATCCTGCCAATCCAAGAAGCGAGATTTGGATATAACACATCAGTCCAACAATTTCATCAACATCCTGTGCAACTACTAGGATATGATTCTGGTAGTTCCTCGGCGTATCGCAATGCTCAAGCTGCTTTCGTATTACATGCACACCGGCAATCAAAGTTGCTCCGGCACCGCAACATGGATCGTTAATCGAAATGTAACCATATTTCTCTATCTTCTCTAAAGCATAGGTCGCCACCACTTCAGCCATAAGTTCACACACATGATAGGGCGTGAAGAATTGACCCGTCGAACGATTTCCAAGATTCAGCCGCATAAACATTTTTCCGAGGAAATCCTGCTCCTGGTTCTGATCCAGTGCCATGGTGGTATACGCTGCTAATTCCGGAAATATAGCCTGCTCTTCTTTTGAATACTGATGAATAATTTTCAAATATCGTTTCTCTCTTTGATCATAGTTTTCCTTGTCCAAAACGTTCGAGATGGAACATGCGTGAAGTAAAATATAATCTCTCCACACGTCCCATGCTCGATGTCTGTATGTGAGCTGTTGGAAAGATTTTAAGAATTTATCTTCCCAGTCAATTTTTGATTCTGCTTTCATTACAGGTTCTGGTGATTTTACTTCTTTCTTTTTTGTTTCGCCAAAAGGCGGTTCCCACTTAGGAGGTGGTTCTTTCGTTTTAATAGGTTTTGGTGTCGGAGTCTTAATCTGTGGTTTCGACTTCGACTTTTTCTTATTCCAAAACATGTTTTTCTCCTTTCAATAAATAAGGGTGCCGGCTTTTATACCAACACCCAGAAATATAAAGTTTATGCGAACGGAGGATTATCCACGTCGTCCGGATATTTCTCTGCAAATACGTCTTCTTCGATTGTAACGTACATGGTCTTCAAATATGCTTTGATACCGGTTTTTCCGTTTACTTCCCATTTGGACGGACTGATGATCAGATCAACATTTGCAATTTCTGCATAATCCAGGGAATCTACAGATTCCTCATCGAGTTTTGTTTTGCTTCTTCTGGTAACCATATATACGTTCGGCGGGATATTGTCAAAGCGAACGGCCACCTGAATATAATGCAACGGTTCGTCGTCTTCGTTTCTAGGCGGAAGGATTCTTACATTCCACCCATCCTCACCAAGCTGCTGTGCCTGATTCGCATCCGGAATCACAACACAGAAATTACGATTGCCAGCTCTGTTATACTTTGTCTCCTCTCCTCTAAAGTTTCTGAACATAATACGAGCATTTTCGATAATAAGCTCATTCACATTTGCTCTTGCCATGATTAAAATCTCCTTTTATTTTAGTTTTCTGGTGGATTCATTGCGTGCCGCATAACAATGTCCGAAATATCATAATCTAGGTCACAATCCATGTGGAAGTTATCGTTGTTAAAATGTGGACAATCGAAGCATGTTCGATATTTTTCATCTCCGCACGGCATAGCCCAAGGAACACAATCCACGTCGGCATCGTTTGCTCCGAGTTCTGGAATATACGGATCGTCAGATACAAACCATTCGAAATCTCCGTACTGTGAAATGGTCTTTACAGCCTCGTCAACCAATTTGTCATAATATGACCGATCGATTCCGTCTTCTTTTCCGAGTTCTTTAACCATCTCCGATTCCATCCAACGGTATCCCTTGGAACCAGTTGCGGCATAATATCGCCCGTCTTTTTCCCGCATAAGAAGTCCCGCACCGTAACCCTCTTTCATAGGACAGAACTGACCAACTTTTCCAATGAATCGATAATTGTGTCCTTTTTCGATTATCGGAGTAAGTTTTTGACAGGTATCTTCAAACATCGTATCTGACAGAAGACCTTTCTTATAATCACTCTCAGCTTTACTGAATTCCTTTTCTTCCTTAGCCACATCTGGTAATTCCTCGTTCAAATCCAAATATAAAGAGCTGCTCACAGATTTGGTTTCGCACATATCTTCAAATGCGATTTCTTCTCTGCTGAACAGCTTCTTAAATACATATGGGATCTGGAATTGTGTACCAGTTGCAGTCCATTTTCCACCTTTCTTTTTATTGTCGCCGGGAACATAGCCATACATTTTCTGGCATTCTTCAGCGGACTTATATTTCGCAATATAAACAGCATCATTAACCAGACACATACGGTCATACGTTGCTTCATGCTCAAAGGTATATCCGTACCTCTCACCGAAATCCATAACAAACTGTATGATTTCAGGAGTAGCATCAGGAATTTTGATGGAATCGGTTTTGATGTGAGCCACTTTGAATCCACGTTTTAAGACCTCATTCTTGAGATCGATCATGAATAACGCTCCACGTTTTGCAACAATGTTGTCAATGTTTCTTGGATCACGGAATGGATTATCAAACGATGCAGATGTCAGACCGTATACCGAATTGATAGCTGTTTTCAAAGCATTAGCCAAATCTTTAGATGTCATCTCACCGTCGATTACTCTCTGAATATACGGTGTAAGTTTTCCATCCAGCATCGTATTAACAATATCCCAAGCCTCATGCTTGATACTCACACGACCTTCAACAATGTCTCGGAACGCTTTCGTAAATCTCGGACCGAACAGAACCTCTGCTATTGCACTATGCGGGTGCATTGACGAAATATCCAGAAGTGCTACGTTTCCGTACATACCAGGAACACCTTGGGCAAATCCGCCTTCTCCAACTTCTTCTCCACGATATGTAGACTTTCCATGATCGAATACATACCCAGGGAAATATGGAAGAATGCTGTGAGATTCGAATGGAACTTCGTTCTTATCGTTGTACTTCCAACCATAGTGAGGCTCTTCCATCATCTTAGGGCAGGCTTCCTTAAGGAAGTCCATACTCTCTTTATCCAGCGACTCTACTGGCTCTGCCAGATTTCTGTAATGGAATTCTGACTGCGGTTTCCGGTTGGTTCCAAATATAATTCTGGTTGTAAGAGAGTTTGTAGTATCATTAACAGTCATCTCTGCTAAATCTGCCAGAATCTGCCGTGCTGTCCAGTCAGCCTCAAGATAATTAAAGGCCGCCTCAGTAGCAATAACATCGTTATCACAATACTCAGCGACCTTAATCCAAAGCTCTTCCGGAACCGGTTGATCCCATGGAAGACCAAGCTCCTGGTGATGCGTTCCCGCCTTGATAATTCTTATTTTTTCGTCAGAGAATCCTTTTTTCTTGAGATCATCATCGGTAAGGTTTCCCATCTCGATTTCTAATTTCTTAAGACTTTTCTTATTACCAGCCGAAGCGAAATCATACACGTCCGTATAGGATACGTTGTACGCCTCTCCAAAGAAACAGTTCGGACTTCCGTTAATGATTTTCTGCGAAAGGTTATAGAGCTGTTCATTTGTATAACCCATTAACCTTGCGTACAGAATATGGTTATCATATCTCCGACAGTTGAAGCCAACAAGTCTGAACCGCATCAGCTCCTCGATCTCACTCGGAGACGGGTTAATCATTCTTACAACTGGCCTTCCCTCACCCTCAATCTTCCAGTTTACAAGGAATAAGTTTGGGAAAACCTCGATATCATAGAATACCAGCTTTGCATCATCATTTTTCACCGCTGTGGACGGATCTGCGGATTTAAACTGCATCTTGTTGACTAACTTAATACAGTAATCTGCCTGATGAGTGCTGTTCGCTGCAAATGCCAATACTGCATTGCGCATATCTGTGACGTCATATTTCAAATCACTTCCATACGCATCTTCCAGTATCTTGTAGATAAAATCGATACTGGGCTTAGTTCCCGGATGTATCTCTTTATTAAGATTCCGTTTAATCAGTGTTCTAAGCCCTTTCTCGCTCTTAATCGCTTCAAAATTTACCATTTTTTGTTCTCCTTTCAGCGGTAAACCGGAGCTAATTGTTGCGATAGGCAAATTATTACACTTTGACAACATACGTCGCAATGAGCTTTTGCCTGTGAACACCTTAACTTCAATATGGTCGTCGTATACCCTGCTAAGCTGAGTTGGATCTCCGGTATAAATATAATGGAGATGTATTCCCTGTCCGGATTTACTAAGCTCTGCATATGTAGGCGGCCATTTACTTGCTTCAGCTAAATTCTTTTCGAATGACTTGTTTCCAGATTCATCCGGAATATCAAAGTCGATTACGATATGATTCTCCGGAACTTTCACATAATGAAGTTTTCTTGTATCAATTCCAGATAATTTTGTGCGAACAGAATCCCATTTTTTCTGAGGTGTTTCATTTTCCGAAGCATACTGTGCGGGGCATTCCGAACACACATCATCGAATATGGATTCGGTACTATCAAATTGGATCAGTGTCGGTTTGACTGCTTCCGTCTTTTCCTCTACGGTCTCCTCTTCAAATTTTTCTGTCCGGAACCCAATGTAATAGCTTCTAACACGAGTTCCATCATCGAGATTGAAGCGTTCCTGAAAATCATGAAAATAGTTTTTAAGTTCCTCTTTAAATACCCTCTGCGAAAACGGGAATCCGACCTTTGCGTCATCACAGTATGTTTTATACATCTCCCATGCAGCTTTCAGAGTTGTCCCGTTTTCTTTCTTAAATACATGGTATGAATCGATGATAAAGTTGTAAAAATCATTAGATGCACCAAGCATCGTGATCGGAATATAATCGTCATAACGACCAGGATTGCCCAAATATACTTCTTGACAATGATAAGCAATAGCTCCCAACTCAAATTCCACCTGCTTCACAATCGTTTTGTACTCTTTGGGGTTCAGCTTATTTCCAGACGGCGATACATCGATCAATCTTCGAATCAGACCAGACTTCGCATCCGTAATCTTGACCGGCTTATTTGTTCCCATAAACAGGAAACATTTAAACCGGTTTGAGTATGTAGACTTGAATTTTTCGTTAACAGTCATCAACTCATGAGATACTAAACTGTTCAATCTGGTGTTATCCTCAATTCTTGACAAATCGCCATCATGCTGAATCGCAACCAGAGGGTTCGTTTTAAATGCTTCCAATGCAAATGAATTGCTGGAAGATCCAAGTGCTTTTGCGTCAAATACAGAATAGTATCCGTCGAAAAGCTGCTGAATAATGTTAAGAACTGTGGATTTACCTGTTCCAGCAGCTCCGTATAAAACCATAAATTTTTGCAGTTTTTTGGATTCTCCAGATACGATTGACCCTATAGCCCACTCAATTTTTGTCCGCTCCTCTTCCGAATATAAAGTAGACATCAATTTCTCATAGGCAGACAAATCGCCAGCTTCAAGCGGATAATTCAACTTTTTACTGGCGTAGTCTTTTTTATTAGTTTCTGTATTGGAAAATATAAGTTTGTCATCCAACGTATGAAAGCTGTCTCGCATCTGTTTCTGACAATACTTATGCCATGAGTCGATCATACCTGACTCGGCATCCCACATATGCAGGACTTTAATATCGGAGTTAAAACGCTGGCGGTTCTCCTCAGCATATCTATCCAGTTCGCGGTCAATGAGCTGCAAGGCATCTTGCTCGTCCGTAGACCATAAACCACGTTCCTCAATCCAGATAGCATAGAAATCACCACCTCGAATCATTAGATCTGTGCTTTTTTTAATAATGAACTTTGGATAGATTTCTATTGTGCCACGTTTCGTTGAACGTGTTGAAATCACCATAAAGTCGATCATCGCATTTTTTACTCTCCTTCCGGATGTTTAAGATCCTCGATTTCCTTTTCTAATTTTCTGATACGCATAGCCTGATCTTTCTGCTCAATCTGCATAATGATCAAGTTTGCAGTTGTTACGGCCGCAAAAACTGTAAGCTTGGCATTGAAATTACCCTGTTTACGTACGGCTCTGGTGATAGCATCAAGGCGTTTTTCCGATGACCGTAAGCTACTGAAAATATAAGTGATCATGTCGATCATTATTTTTTACCTCCTTTTAGACCCATTCATATAACTTTCAACAGTTTCAAATCTCCAATTTCCTTTATCCGAGAATGTAAATATAAATTCCTGATTGTTTGTCTGACGGATGCGAATGCTGTTCTTTCCGTTCTGAAACCACGCTTCAACTTTATTCCCGGCATATTGCGGAAAATATAATTCAAACCATTTATAAACTTCGCTATGGCTCATGATACTCTCCTATCTAATGCTGTCGAGATACCAATTAGCCTGATACCAAATCTCGATATCACGCATATCATATCTGCAATGTTCTATTGTAAATAAACCACCCTTGCCATCTCGTCCGTAGTCACGATTAAGGAATCGCCGAAGTATATCGATTACATAACCTTTGTCGAATTTGGAATCATTCATAGAGCCTAATCCAAGACTCACAATCATGTCCCAAAACCACTGACCGGTTCTGTTTCCGATGTCCGGATCATCCATGATGTGCTCTTCTAAGCGTATAGCAAGGGCAATAATCATTTCTAAAACACTGCACGGACGATTGTCCAAATATCTTGCAATCATACTATCCGGATATCCATGCTCGTTCCCGAATCTGTATCGAAGATCAATTCCATCTTCATAGCGATTACTATCCATAGCAATCGTATACGTGAAATCTGTATCGTGAAGCAAATATAAAAGTTTTCGATACGATAAACCTTTCGAATACTCATCATCGCAAACGAGCTGATACATCCACTCAAAGTACGCATTGTTCAGCTCATCCCGTGTCATCATACCTCCATCTGATGCGGCATATCTTCAACTACTTCAGAATAGGTCCTCTGATCAAGGAGAATTTCGTAATCGCACTTTCTTGCATCGTTACGAACAAAGACAGAGTCGTCCTCATACTCTCCAAAACGATTCAAAGAATCAATTCCAACAGCATCTTCCACATCCTCAATTACTTCATCATTTTCGTCTGCCAAAACGCCATCTGCGTAATAAGTAAGACTAATCTGATCATAATTTTCATCGTCTCCGAACTGCTCTGGAGGAATCACATACGGTTTCGTCTGCTTATCAGATACACCCTCATCATCGGCACTCAGATCGGAATATCTTGTATATCCGTTCTTTTTAAGCTGTTCAGCATATTCTTTGAGATCCGGTTTTGTTCGATCAGAATCCTTGATTCCCTCTGCCACATTCCTCTTTACAGTTTCATCTTTCATTTCCTGCTCACGTCTAGCAAATACTTCTTTTACAGAATCAATTTCCTCCTGAGCAAGCGTTTCGTATTTATCCTTCAGAAGATACCATGCCACTGTTGCGCCAGAGGCTGCACCAATGATAAATCCTAAAGAAAACAGAGATCTATTACTCATCCTCATCCTCCTCGTTCTGTATTGTCATAACGGTGAGTGCCAACCCACCAAAAAGTAAAGAGGCACTCAGTAGAATGCCTCCAGTAATATGTCTTTTTCTTTTCGTATCCAATATGTAATCCATCATGGATATAAAATTTCCGATACCGTCCATCAATGATGCTCCTTTCCGCGCATAAGAACGGCGAGACCGCCAACAAAGCAAATACCAGCAAACGCTGAAAACGTTAATCCCATAAAACCTGTCATAGTTCAGGACTCCTTTCTTTATTCATAACTTGAAAAATAATGATTTCCTAACCGAAACATCGGGGTTCCATATTTCCCGTATCCACCAGCTGTGAAAAATATCGTATTAGAATTTGTTCTTGATTTGAGTTCTTCTTCAACCAACTGACAAATATCCTCATCCACAATGCATTTATCAATTCTTCCATTCCACATAGAAGAAAATTGATGCTTCTGATACACAACGTCGTGTACATTATCCGGAAAATATACAGAATCAACCCGATTCAATATGGTGTCGATCACCAATCGCTTCCCTTCCTCGCACTCCCCATCAGCTTCTGCCATGGTAACAAGAGCAATCAGCTCAATGTCTTCCCGTGGTAATAGTGTGTCCTCCACGTACTCTTCGATTTCAACTGCCGACACCGTTTCCTCTAAGGGTTGCTCAGAAATAATTACAATAGGTTCGATAGGTTCAGCTTTTAAAGTCGGCTGTATTTCGATATATTCATAACGATTCACAGATTCTGCTGAGCAGACAAATCCGCTACAAATAATCATAAATACACAAAGAGTAGGAAGGAGCATTGTACGAATATAACTTCGCATATATGCCCTCCTTATAAAATTAGATCAGATCAAGAATCGGTCCATCCACATTAAACTCCATGAGAATAGCCTTTTCATAACCGCCATCTTCAGTCTCGCGATTGGTTTCCAGAATACCGAAATCGACAAAGTTGTCACCGTTGTCGTTACCTTCAGGTTTATAAATCCAACCAACAGTCTGGCTCATCTTTGTCCGCTTAATACCGAGCTGCTCGTACACATCGCTCAGGAATAAATACCCATCAGCTTTAAGTTTGTCATTTGCCAAAGCCTGCTGAGAACGAAGATACATAAGATTGTAATCCATATTGGTTTCGTAAGCCTCACAAGACTCGTCAAAGAAACGTGCGTAGCCATTTACATCAGTTGCTGCGACATTAACAGTAGACTTCACTTTTTTCTCTTTACCACTGTCCGGATCAGTTATGGTTTCCTCGAATTTCTTTGCTTTGATGTTGTAACGAATCTCTTTATCAACCTCCGCACCAAAGCGCTCAACGACTCGATTTCTGTATTCCTTGAAAGTTTTATCCACAGTCGCATATGCCGCTGCCAACGCTACATTTCTTTTCTTGAGAATATCGTGAGACGCAACAATACTTGCGATGGATAAGGTTCCAAGAGCAACAGCAGGAGCATAGAGCTTAGCGACTTTTACACCAGCCTGTACATAAACGATAGCCAGATCTTTCTTTGCGTCGTCCTTAGAATACTCAGCTGCCAGTTCCTCATTTTCAGCACATTTATGGATAGCATCAACATCTTTCTTGGACTTCTCCAATACGCTGTCCAACTTAGTTGTTGCATGGCAAGCCATAACAGCACTTGCAACAGTGCCAACAACACCGGCCACTACCAGAATCTCTGGGCTATGCTTCTTAAGCTTCACACTTACTTTGCTGAAGATCGTGGAAACGTTCTTCATGATTTCTTCTTTCTTCATATCAGTTATTCTCCTCTTTGATTTTTTCTAAATGATCGATCAAGTGCTGTGTGTACCACATGATCTTTTTCAAATCCTGAATGCCGTTTTTATTTTTCCAGCGGCACGCATACTTGATAATGTTACCAGTATCGGTTGCTTCGATACCTTTTAAATCGAAAGTGAATGCCTCAATAACATCGATTACTTCCAAACCTGTTTCTGACTGATAATGGCTCGGATGAGACACCATTTTATCATCTGATTCGTACATAATATCCTCCTAATTTAATGGTAAAGCTTTTGGAAGTTTGATCATATATCCGTCTCTCACACGGACTACAGATGCGTTCCGAACGTTTGTCCATCCATATTTATTGTCTGTATAATTTCCAGAAACGCCGACTAAATCATAAAAGTCAGCAACGCTAACCAGCTGATACATGTCAATCAGCTCTTCCATTCTTTCAAGAACGTCTTCCGCTTCCCCACGTGTTTCCAGAATAATATCGTCATAATCGTACCCAGTTCTTGTTCTGGTCGGTGCCGAATCTCTGCGATCCCGATCATCGTAATACTTACGGTACGAAATTTTGGATGATGTAGAAGATCGTCCTCTCGAAGTTCCATTTACACCAAGGAATGCTCGTACAGCGTCCAAGATAATATCCTTAACCGCCGGCACTACAATGTCCTCGAAAATATAGCTTTTTACATCATCAACATCTTCGGGAACAAATACATTTGTAATCTTCTGAAGACCGTTCTTTTTCTTTGATTTCACAGAACCACTGACAACTTTTTCCACTTTCTTTTCCGGAATATCATCGTTCTGATTCTGGCGTGATTTGTGGGAATTGGATTTGTATTCATCCATCTCTAATTCTCCTTTCAATTAACCGTTACCACTTTTCCAGGGAGGGTAATCCTCGTACTTGGAATACGGTTTGTTTTCTTCTTAAATTGATATGCCAAATTACTTCTGGCTTTCTGTTCGGATGCAGCGTATGTAGAACCCTGCCATCTATTTGCAACGCAGATATTAAATTCCATAACTGGACCATCGTACATGTACCGATTCATAGGACACCTCCCTTAAAAAGCAAAAGGGAAAGCACCCTGTTATAGGTACTCTCCCTCTATCTGAATCATCGATTCAATTCTTATAAAGAATCATCCTCGGTTTCCTCATCGACTTCTCTGAACTCTCCGTCGATTGCATCGTCCTGCTGCTGATTTACAACCGTTTTACGATTCTCACGCCAGTTTTTGAATTTTGCTGCTGCTGGAACGACTACAAATTTGTAGGTTAATGCACCTGCAATCATAGCCAATCCGATAGTTGTTGCCTTCTTCATACCGCCGTTAGAAGTCGCTTTTACGATTTCCTCTGTAGCTGTTTCAATAACCTCTTCGTTGTTGTTCATGATTTCGTTGTTGTTCTCCATAATATGTTCTCCTTTCAGATTTGAAATATGTGGTTCTTCCATAATAGTGTTTGTAAATTTTGCGAACCGTTACATTAAATTACGGAAATCGTATCTGGGTCCATATCCGTAATCGATTACAAGACAAGGCGTGTCGTCTGAAGCCAGCTGAGAACTAAATCTCAGATCAATATAGCCATTGTCAATATTCCATCCAAGATCATCGCCAAGCTTAATCGGCTCCAGTCCAATCGCATAATAAAAATCATTAAGGGAAATATACATCTCATCCCTCATCTGCCGATTTAATTCATTCTCGGCTTTCTTCAGCTTATCAATATCAGATTTGAAATATCGACCTGACACAGCATCGAAACATAAAGTGTCACCTTTTGCAGTTATGATTACTTCTTTATTCTCAACGGGTTCTCTTTTCAGACGTTCTTTAGCAACCTCATCTCTAATCGTCTGTTCCTTCTTCTCACCAATGGTTTCAACTACCTTTTTCTGATAATCTCTCAATGTTGATTCAGAAAGTGTATATGCTGCTGTCAGTGCTGCGTTTCTTCGAGCATTTACGGAACTTGCCCCAATGAGGCAAGCAACTGACACTGTTCCTGTTACAGCCGCAGGAATATAACATTTCCAAGTCGCTTTAACAGCATCAATCGGCTCCAGCTTATCTGTGTTCTGACGATGTTTTTCGTCCTCTAACAGTCTGATTGCCTTAGGAGTCGCTCGCACGGCCATTACTGTAGTTGTTACCATTCCGGCAACTCCAACACCAGTGAGGATTTCGGGACTATGCTTGATCGTAGATGCTTTTACGGTTCTACAAATCTTAGTCAAATTCGGTTTCTGCATTTTAGTTTATCCTCCATAAAATATAAAACGGGGCACAAGGCCCCGCGATTTATCTAACCAACCAGAATTCCGGACGAACCCCATAAGAGGCCGAAGCGTCGTTGAAGGCCGCAGCGCCATTGCTGCTCACAAGGGCAAAGTAAGCCGAAGAAAATTCCTTTTTCATAGCATTACGAAGCCAGCCGCTTGAACACTCATTGTTATAATACGCAACACGACTTCTTCTCTGTTTCATGAGCGGTAACTGCTCATCGCTATCGGGCTCGATATGTTCTTTATCCCAATTGTCTCCCCATCCGCAGATTTCACCAAGCGTAGGAATAGTCAGCCCAGTCATGTGTTTTCTTAACGCTTTCGGAAACATTTTAAACAGATCATTTTCAATCCATTTTTTAAGATCAGATTTCTCATATCCTCCTTCATTGCTTCCGTTTTCGTTCATCGGGCGTTTTACGATATAATCATCGAACAGGAATAATACCTTATCATCTTTTACCATCTGAACAGTTGCCGTAAAGGTTCCAAGATCGCCTAAAGGAATCTCAATCTGATCACTGATAGAAATGTCGTCCGGAAGAATTGAATAGACTTTCCCAAAGATTGCTTCAATCGTCGGAAATAATGCATTTACATCGACGTGATAAAGTTCTTCTGTCACCTTCTTTGTATCAGCGTCGCTGATAATAGCAATGTATTTTCTATACATTCTCTCCACAGTTGGAATGTCAACACCTTTTCCGGTTAAGCTGATAATTTCCTCTCCTAAAGTCATTTCTCTTGTACACATATTGTTGTTCTCCTTTCAAATATATAAATTTAATTTGGTACCTATGAAATCAGCAGGTCTATAATCCATTCAAGCATGTCTTTCGCACAAGAAAAGGTATAGCTTGTTTTAGGATTTAAGCATGAATATGAATCGCATTCATCTCTGAATGATTCGATCACCATCAATGGTGGTATTTGCGGATATTTATTGAGTCGCATCAACACTTCTCTTCCGGCCCATCTCATATAACTTGCCTGCTTAAAGTTATAACCACGCTGCTTTATCGGCATTGTCGCGATGGCATATTTGATCGTATAAATAGCTATTTCAGTCGGTGCTCCCATCCGTTTCCTCCAAAAGAAAAAGCGAAAGAGCCTTGTTAGGACTCCTCCGCTTCATCTTTGTCTCTCTGGGCCAGTGCTTCATTGACCTTTTCTTCAATCTTTTCATCCATTTTCTGTTCATTAACCCAATCGGTAATAAGGTTTACACCAACACCGATCACGGTCGCTGCTACTCCAATAGCTTTAATCCATTTGCTTTTATTGTTCATGATGACACTCTCCTTTCATAATACGGCTTGTAATTTTTGCGAATAATCAAACTTACTCGGCATCCCATCCGACATCTGGAACCCAATCCATATCTATAACCAGCACTTCAAGTCCGTCATCCAACGTTACTTTTGAATGATTAAAATCGATCCAATATAACCCGTCATCAATACTCCATCCAACAGAATTTCCGCTCTCCAATGGTGCAAGACCAAGAAGTTCGTAGAAATGATTCACAGGCAAATAACCACTTATAACAAAATCACGATTCAAATGATATTCTGCCTGAATAACCCTATTGATGGAGCTTTCAAAATATCGGTTCGAAAACACATCATAAAATAATCGTTCATCGTTCGGATCATGCTCATCAAAATCGAGTGAACTATTTCTTAATAATCCTGTCGATGTGATGTAAACATCCTTAGCCTTTTCCGCTGCGATAGCATCAACTATCTTCTGGTGAGCCTCTTCGCCGTACAATTCCTTTAGCTTATCCTTATAGTTGTTATAGGAATCATTCAGCAACGCATAAGCGCTGGTAAGTGCTGCCTGTTGGCGTTTATTCAACACATTGGCACCGAAGATACAGAATATCGTTGCCGTACCGCTAATTGCTGCCGGAATATAGCAGGCCCATGCTGATTTAACAGCTTCAAGTTTGTTATAAGCCTCTGGATCACCGTCGTGATTTGTCTTACTATCCGCTCTGATTTTACGAAGAGCTTTTGGTGTCGCACGTACAGCTAATACCGACGTTACGATAACCCCAGCCGCACCAAGACCAGACAGTATAGTCGGTGATGCTTTTCTCAGATAAATTTTCGACCTCTGAGCGAGTCTTTGAAGATTTGGTTTCTTCATAAAGTTCTCCTTTCGTTTTTATTTCATAGCATGTAATAAATCAAGGACATCTGTGGATATGTCCACTGCTACTGAAAACATAAAATTGTTATCCGGATTGATTTTTGAAAACCGATCCATCATTCGCCGGAAATCACCAACAAATATGATGAAATCCTCAACCGTTCCAGATTTTTTTGGATAAAGTCTACCGACGATGTATCTTTCCAACTCATCAATAGCCCATACCGAATAGCTCGATTTTTCAAGCTCTTTCTTCCATTTCCAACCGAATGGAAACCACGCATCCATCTGATACGTATCGCATAATAATAAGTCAAGTTGTTCGATAGACATCCGTCCGCTCCTTTCTGCAGAAATAAGAGAGAAACAGGATGGACTCGAACCATCGACTTCGGGACTTTAATCGTCTCGCTCTCTACCAACTGAGCTACTGTCTCTCTCATAATATGCCTTGTAAATTTTGCGAAGCAAAAGGAAAGAGGCGTTGTATTCGCCCCTCTCGGTTAATTTAAACCAATACTCTTTAAGATGTTCATCAGCTCGTCCTTATTGAGTTCTGCATCTACATCCAGATGAAGATGAGTCTTTCCATCGCTTACAGTGGTAACAGCCTCGTTCAACTGAATATCAATGTTGTATCCAGTTTTCTTGCGTATTATCATCTTTATTGCTTTAGAAATAATTCCCCTCGTGAATTTCGATACTATTCTCATTTCGTCCATGCTCCTTTTACTCCTTTCAAAGCTTCTGTTTTTCATAAAAGGAACTGTTATTTTGGCGAAAAAGAAGAGACGTTGTTAGCGTCTCCGTCTCTTTTGGATATGTAACTCGTAAATCCCTAAGGTCAACACAATAGTTGATACCATTATACCTAAGATGGCAACGATCATACCGACTGCGCTCAAAAATATCCACGCCATCAAAGCTCCGATAATACTAATCAGTAAAATCGAACTTGCTGTAGCGAAATACTTAAGAACACCAATCGCATAATCAGTTACTTTTCCGATAGATACATAAGTTTCAATCATTTTTCGTTCTCCTTTATGTGAAATTATTTAGTTTCTTTTCCATAAAAGTCTTTGTAAAAAGTGCGTTCAAATTTCACGTCTATCGAAACATGTTTCCCATCGTTGACGCTGTATTGGCTTCATTTTTAATGCCCACATTATTTGTCTTATAGTGACCGTCGGATATAGTCCGTCCGTACACTCTCCGGATCGGCTGTCGAAATATTCCTTGAATTTTGGATGTAAATATAAAGAGTCTGTCAGCCATGAATCGACCTCTGTCCAATATGTACTTTTTGTATCTGCACTAAATCGCTGCTGGATCACTGCCAGACCTTTATTCCCTATCGTAAATAGAGTGCAGCGATCATACACAGGATGATTGCAAATATAAAGTTCACCGTACATTGACAAATAGATGTCTGGCTTTTGATAATGGTACCGCATTTCTATCTCCTCATAGCAAAAAGAAAAGAGCCTTAGATTTCTCTAAGACCCCTCTCGTTTTAGCTAATATTCAAACTTATTCGTCTTCATCGGCAATGCCTAAGACGTCTTCTCTGGTTGGGTATACGTTTTCGTACTTTTCATCCCCTTCACAGCCATACTCATCTAAATCAATGCTGTGACCACAGTGTGGACACACCAAGGTATCCTCCCACTCGTCTTCAAACTCCATTACACTCCCACACTCAGAGCAAATATATCTTCCGCTCGTCATTGCCTTAATCTGCTTTTCGTTAAAAATACTCATGCTAAAATCTCCTTTCAAATTGTACGATCGTCACACTCGTATATTAAGTATAACGACCATAGTTAATCTGTTCAAGAGATAAAGCTTTATTCTCTCATAAAGAGCCATGTATTTTTCACGCAAAAATGAAAAGGAGATGCAAATAAATCACATCTCCAAAAGCTCCATTACCATTCTACGATAACAATTCGATTCTCTTTGCAGAAGAATACGTCAATTACTATATCAGCTTTTAAATCTGATTGATCGATATGATACTCAAACCTTGTTTTTCGGTCGTTTCCATTCTTTACAATTTGACTTTGAATCGATGGTTCTCCACCGTCATCACAGTTATTATCCATAATGGTTACGATTCGTTTTTGCAAGTAATCACTCTCTTCAAACATGACTGTAAACTGCCATAAATAATCTTCCTCCTTTCCACATGGTACACTTGCTGTTATCATGTCTGTTGTCTTAGGAACTTCGATATAGATTTTACTCATATTTAAAACTCTCCTTTCCATAATAGAGATTGTAAAATGCACGTAGAAAAACGAAGAGGACATGCGTCACACACGTCCCCAACGTTTCAGAATTTCCCCTCTATTTCTTTGTAGGTCTAAAACGGTTGATTAACCCTTTGAATGTTGAAGATGTGAAGGTTCCAGTTTCTTCAAACTTAAATCCTTTATTCATCCAGATACCATAGCACATCAACGGAATCAATAATTCTGCTGCTGCAATGCCAACTCTGAAATATCGATCCTTAACCTGCTCTGCGATCTGCCGCTCTTTGAAGTCACTATCTTTTGTAACGGACTCTCCGTCCATAATACGCCGATTGTATTTCTCGTCAGCATCCCACACGCTCTTGTTCTCTTCGATTCTCAGCTTGTAAAGCTTCGTCAGATCATCAATCGCTGTTGATTTCTCTTTGGTTCCGGACTGCAAACCAGATAAAGCCTCAATCTGCGCTGCAATCTCCTCATTTAATAATTCTTCGATGTTTTTTTCTTCCATTTTGTTCTCCTTTCAAATAATTATTAAGTTCATTCCATAATAGAGAGTGTTATTTATGCGAAATATAGTTTTTCAGCTCTACTTGCAGCCGTACGTAACGCTGTTTATAAATTGCATCCGCACCGGAACGATCCAACTCGAGAAATAAATAAGGTCCGCTATCTGGATCTGATTCATCGACCCTAAGCGAACCAACTGGCTTTTCTCTGAATATAAATCGCGATACAAGCATTCCGATAACAACACCGATCAGTAATACGATTACCAAACTCATGGTTTCCTCCTTTCAAAAAGTTTTCTGAAAATCACCATCCGGCAATTTTTCAAATATCAAATTAGCATGTTTTCCGGTAACCTTCGTCCTGTTTTCTAATCTAGGATAAAAATAAAAGAGAGAATGTGTATCTAACCACCAAACTGTCAGCCCCTTTTAATGCCTCCCACCTGGATAGGTAATACACGACCCATAGCCATTAGTCATTTAGTAGTTTTATTCTCTCATAATATGCCTTGTAAATTTTGCGAACTATTTCCTTTCTCGATTCAGCAGCCAAAAGAATCGCCGGTATAATTCGTAGTAAGTATCTTTGCAACACGGGATTCCTAATCTAACTTTCAAAATATCATAGGACCAGCCCTCGGTAACAGCTTTCAGAATATATGGAGCAAGCTGCTGATCTGTTTGCTCAGCCACTCTCTCAATCATGTCGGTTCGTTCTGAATAATATGCTCTTGCTATTCCGACTTTCGCTGTCGGATCGCCAAGCGTGCTTGTTACTATGAACATCGCCCAATCTGCTGGTTTACTGCTGAAACTATTGAGTGATGCATAAGCCTTTCTCCAAATCGGGTATTGAAGACAGAAGTGTTTTAATTCGTAGTAGCGATGTTTCTCAATCCAATAAGGATTTTTTTCGGATAATTCCGGTCTGATTGTGGTTGCCATAATGTATTTCCTCCTTGTGAATTCTATTCTAGGTTAGAAATAAACAATAGTAAAAACAACCTCAGTGGAATGACCGCAAAAAGAAAGAGCCGCTGTTAGCGACCCATTCTCATATTCTTAAATCTAATTCTCTGTAGTTGAATACGCATGTCAGATATTTCTTTTCTGATAGTTTCAACTTTCTGGTATTCATATCCTTTACATCTGAACATCATGTCCTCGAAATAAAGAATTTTACTCTCCAATCTTTGTTCTTCACTACTCATACTGCACCTCCATAAAATATGTATTCATTTCATAAAGGGAGTTGTATATTTTGCGTTTTCCATCTAATCATCGTTAATTCGCAAGGATAATCTTCGAAACCAACGGTATCGCATGTTATTAAACCTTCTATAACCCCGTCTATAATTTCTGATTCGTATTGTTTATATGGGTAAATATAATCCGGCAAGTATCTCCGAATGCATCTACAACCAACACATTGATACCGTGGTACTATGATCCATCTGCTTTTTCGACTCTTAGTGCGTACAATTCTACGAACACTATCATAATATTTAAGTTTGTCCCCGCACATCAAACAATTACCGACAGTCAT